GGGGCGCTTAACAAACTTACCGCGGCGGCTGACTACAAGCCGTTTGGAATGGATCAGTATAAAGCAGACCCAGGCTACGCATTTCGTCTAGGTGAAGGTCAGAAAGCACTTGATCGTCAAGCCGCTGCAAGGGGCGGTCTGATCTCCGGCGGCGCTTTAAAGGCCGCTACTCGCTACGGTCAAGACATGGGCTCACAAGAGTACCAGAATGCTTTTAACCGTTATCAAACTGAACGCGCAGCTTTGCTTAACCCGTTGCAATCGTTAGCTGGTGTGGGGCAAACTACCGCCAATACTTTAGGCAATGCCGGTCAATCATATGGCACAAACGCTGGTGAAGCATATATGGGGGGTGCCAATGCACGTGCGTCTGGGTACGTAGGAGGCGCAAATGCACTTACCGGCGGTTTAAGTTCGTACTTAAACTATAACCAAGGGCAAGACTATTTAAATAGACTGCGGCTCCCTGGCGTCGGCGGCGGTAGTTCTTTAATGAGCGAACCATACGCCGGTTATAACGCATCAATTGGACTACGGTCGTAAGGAACAATCATGCCTTTAGACACACGAATTGCTCTTGGGGTTCAGCCGCTTCAGCTTGCTGATCCGTTGGCGCGCGAAAGCCAAGTACAAAATATTTTGGCTTCGCAAGCCCAGCAACGAGCCGCCGGTACGCAACAACAAAGCTCGCAAATGCAAATTGAGCAAATGCAACGTCAAATTCAGCAAGATGAAAATTACGTTAGCCAAATGAAAGATGCCATAGAAAAAAATGGCGGCCCGCCGGATTTGATGCAAGCGTTTCGGATAATGTCAACAAACAGAAATCCTCAAATTTCGCAACACGGCGTAACGGGGTTGCAATCTTTGCTACGTTTGGATGCGGCAAAGAAAGCTGGCATTTATGGTGAAGTTGCGCCTGCTGCTGCTGCGCCTACTATGCCTGCTGCTGCTGCGCCGGGCGCTTTGGGTTCGGGCACGTATGGTATGGATCAAAACGTACCCATGTTCAATCAGCCTAATGTACCGCCTCTTAATTTAGCTAAACCGACAGTTGCGCCAGCGCCAGCGCCGGTAATGAACCAACTAATGCCGCCCCCGGCTGCGCCTGTCAATCAGCTTGGCGTAACACCCAAAGTAGACGCAATAAAAGCCTTAGAAACTCAGTATGCAAAGCTAGCACAATTTTCAGATTTACCCGGCGTTAAAGAACAGATGACGTTATTAGGAGAGCAATACAAAGCATTGCTTAACCAACGCAACACTGCTTTTGCGCCTATTGATGCGTCAAAATACACACCCGCATCTCTTAAAGCGTTTAACCTTAGTGGTGATCAATCTGATTTAATAGCGGTAACAAAACCTGAAAAAACAATTGGCACTGTTAGCCCCGCCGATTTCACCGCAGCGTCTGTTGCAAAATTTAATACCACTGGAAACTATGCTGATTTGGTGGCCGCCCCACCTAAGCCTGGAACCGTAGTTAATATTGACCAAAAACAACAAGGATCGTTTGCAGCCGGTCTTGGTACGGGGCAATCAAAACGAATTCTTGAAAGCCAAGCAGGCGCTCAAGACGCAGCAGACATTTTGACGACTAACGAAGTGGGCCGTTCACTTCTTAAGTCAGGCGCAATCACGGGTGCGGGTGCAGACTTTTTTGTAAGTCTTAACAAAGCGCTTAAACAAGGCGGCATTGATTTTGGCTACGCTGACGCAGCGGCTAATTCGCAAGCCTATGGCGCTGCAATGGCGGCAAATACAGGCAAACTTATCAAGCAGTTTGGCGCAGGAACAGCCATATCAGATGCTGACCGTGAATATGCTACCAAAGCGGCGGCGGGTCAAATTACGATGGATGAAGCCGCTATTCGTAAAGTGCTGGACATAAATGATCGTGCAGCCCGCAATGTAATTCAACGGCATAACAAATTGGTCAAAGGTGTACAAACCAATCTTCCATTAGAAGTAGAAATCCCAACCGCTGCACCTTTGCCCCCGCCATCTGGCGCTAGTTTGATACCTGGTTCAACACCGGCTGCTGGTGGGTTTAAATATCTCGGTAAAGAAAGCAGCAAATAATGGCTACCAAATACCGTGTTCAAGGCCCAGACGGCGCAATACACGTCTTTGAAGGCCCAGATGACGCAACGCCTACCCAAGTAGAAGCGTTTGCCGCGCAAACCTTTGGCGCTGCTCCTGCGCCGCCACGACCAAAACCACAAGACTCTAGCGGCATTTTGGGGCCTATTAGAGGCGCAATTGAAGCTGGCGCAGGTTTGGTTACAGGCATGGTAACCGCGCCTATTGTAGAAGGTGCAAAAATCTATGGGACGTTAGCTAGCGGTAAATACGGCACGCCTGAAGGCATTCAAGCAGGCGAAGAATTTGGTCGTCAATTTCAAAGAAATTTTTACCAACCGCGCACTGAAGAAGGCCAACAATACTTGCAAGCAATTGGCGAAGCTGCGGCAAAAACAGGTATGCAAGGCGTACCTTTACCTATGCTAGCTGACTTGAGTAAGGGTATGACTACTGCAACCCGCGCAATACCTTTAACCCAACAAGTTAAAGCAAGTGTTCAAGCACCATTTGAGCCAATGCTCCAAGCTAGACGTGAGCGTTTGTCAGCAGAATCTTACGCCAAAGGCCCACAGCTAGACGCGGCTGCTGAAGCCCAGCGGCTAAACCTTGTAATTAATCCAACAGAAATTAACAATTCTGTTTTAGCTAGAGCTTATTCAGCAGCGGCTGGCCCTCGTGGCCCTGAAGCATTGGCAGCGGCTAACCGCCCTCAAGTCAATAAAATTGCAAAAAATGAACTAGGTCTTGACCCAACTACGCCACTAACTAGCCGCGCGCCGTTTAATCAAGCCCGCGCTAATTTAGCCGCGCCGTATGAAGACATTAAAAAGTTACCCATACAACAAGCTGACGCCGCAATGGTTCAACGGCTGGAAGCTATTCGTAGCGACCTAGAAGTTATTGGCGCAAAAGAATACGCGCCTGCAATTAGTAAAATTGTTGACGACGCAATTTCAAAAACGCAGACGGGGTTGACCGGCGAAACGCTACTTAAAAACATCAGTGTTTTGCGTGAACGCGCAAAGAAAACGTACAACAATAAATCGGCGACTACAGAAGCGATAGACATTGCGGATACAAATCTTAAAATAGCGTCGGAACTGGAGTCGATGATTGACGGCAGTATCGCTAACCCAAAACTGCTTGAACAATACCGCGACGCCCGCCAAAAAATGGCGCGCACTTATGCTTACGAAAGCGCAACTGACTTTAATACAGGTTTAGTCGACCCGTTAAAATTAGCAAGGCTTACTTCTAAAGACAACGCGCTTACGGGTGATATTGCGTCCATTGGTCGAATTGTTGGTAACAACCCCGAAGCATTTACAACTGCCCCGCCGTCTAAATTTTTTAGCGCGCCTCGGCTTAGTAGGTCTGGCGTGTCTGGCGGCGCGGGTGCGTTAATTGGCTCACAATTTGGATTAACGGGTTCTATTCTTGGTGGCCTAGCGGGTAGCGCGTTGGGTGAGTTTGGTGGCGCGGCGGCGGCAAGGCGTATGGCGAACCCCAACTACCAAGCGGGGTTAACGCTGCAAGATTATCGTATTCCGGTTAACCAATTGGCGGCGGCTGTTGCACCTATACCGCAAAATCGTGCGGTCGTCCCATTTGACCCCCGCAATGCGCTAGTCCAGCCTACTGATGTCGTTGGATACGCATCTGATGGTTCGCCCATTACTGCCGAGCAGGCGTTCTCGCGCCCTAACTTTGTACCTGGGCGTCCTGAAGCGCAAGTCAATGTTGGTACGCAATACGCAACTAACCAACTGCCTGCGCCCAGCGCCGAAAGCACAATGGCTGGGGTTGCCGCAGAGCGCGCCCGCGCTGCTCAAATGTCACGTACGTTGGGCCAGCAGACCGAAGCCCAGCAAGCGGCGGCTGAAGCGGCTGCACGCAGGCCAACCGGCGGCGGTAGTGTGTTGGAGTTTGATCCAATCACAGGCACGTACAAAGTCGGCGGCGCAGGCGTTAAAGGCGCTACGCCTGAAGTATTTATGTCCGACACGGGCCGCAACCTTAATACGGCGTCGCAAAAAGTGGCTGCTGGGCAAAACTTTGCGTTGTCGGCGGCTGAAAAAGTTGCTTGGGAAAAAACCAAAGTTGACTTGGCTGCGGCTGCGCCAGAGTTAAAAGGTTTGTCTGATAAAGCTATTGCCAACAAAATGATGGATCGGGAATGGGCCGATGGCGCTATTACCAAAGCCCGTCAGCAAGCGCAAGCGTTTGACGAGATAGCCGCCCGCGCTACGACTGACCAAGCGCGCCGTATGGCCGAAATGAAGCGTGAGCAAATGCTGGACGTACTGAACACGTTGGAAGACCAGTTACGCGCGCCGCGCCCGACATCTTTGGGTGGGCAGGGGCCAAAGACCCGTGCGGCAATTCGCAATAAATTAGCCCCACAAGACACTGGCAACGCTCAATTTAATTTTCTGAGTGGTCAATGATGGATCAGCAAACAATCAATCTCATCTTGGGCGGCTGCATGGGCGTGGCCGGATGGTTCGCCCGTGAGTTGTGGACAGCAGTGCAAGATTTGAAAAACGACTTGTCCAAGCTGCCAACGATCTACGTTGTTCGTCAGGACTACAAAGAAGATATGCGCGAGATCAAAGAAATGCTAAGCAAGATTTTTGACCGGCTAGAAAACAAAGCAGACAAATGACTAATGCGCGGCGTCATACTTTTTTTGGCGCTGGTCACGGTATCGGTCGCCCAGGACAAGCTGATCCTAAATGCGGAGCCGCCCAAGAAGCCCAAGCCGCAGCCCAAGCAGCCAAGCTGCGCGGTGCAGGAGTTATACGCCATAGCCTGGTCAACGCACGACCCAGCAGAGCGCCACAAGGCCATGCTGGCGTGGCTAGATAAGTCAAAGTGTAGCGTGGATGACTACACACTTATATGGAACGCTTTGCCCGAGTGGGCTGGCACTGCTGATAGCCCCGCCTTGCGGGCCAAGATCATGGAGAAGGCAAGATGAACGATAAAGATAAGTTGGTAAATGTAGTGACCTACATGGTCACCGCTACCCTGTGCGCTGTCGTGCTGTCCTTGATCTGGGCGCTGATCCACGGTTTGTTTGTCAAGGAAGTAGACAACACCAAGATTTTTGAGATCATCGGCCCCGCCTTTCAGACCATTATCGGTGGCTTGATCGGCTGGCTATCGGGCCTTAAAGTAGGCTCGCACATAGATGGGGAGAAACCTAATGTCCCTTGACCCCATATCTGCAATGCTTGACATTGGCAGCAAAGTCTTAGACCGAGTGCTGCCCGACCCCGCGCAGCAAGCCGCTGCCAAGCTGGAATTACTCAAACTTCAGCAGAGCGGAGAGTTGGCCCAGATCACCGGGCAGATGGACATCAACAAAATTGAAGCGGCAAGCTCCAGTATCTTTGTCTCCGGCTGGCGGCCTGCCATCGGCTGGGTGTGCGGCGCAGGATTCGCCGTCCAGTTCGTCGTCGGCCCGCTGGCTGAGTGGGGCTCGGCGCTGGCAGGTCATCCCGTCAAGTTCCCCACTATGGACACCGGAACCATGATGCCGCTGCTGTTGGGAATGCTTGGCCTGGGTGGTATGCGTACGGCTGAGAAGATGCAAGGCGTGGCTGCAAAATGACACCTAATTTTACGCTGGCAGAATTAACTGTCACCGATCACCGAGAATTTAAAAATGAACCTAACCCTAGTGAAATTGCAAATCTCCAACGCTTGGCTGGCCTGCTGGAACAAGTTAAAAGCGTTTTGGGCGGCGTACCAATCATGGTCAATAGCGCATTTCGGAGCAAACAAGTAAATGACGCGGTAGGCAGCAAAGACACTAGCCAGCATCGGCTCGGCTGCGCTGCGGACATCCGCGTGCCAGGTATGGTGCCAGACGCCGTAGTCAAAGCAGTTATCGCGGCCAAGCTGCCTTTTGACCAGCTAATCCGTGAGTTTGACCGCTGGACGCACATATCGGTGCCCAATGACCCCAAGGGCAAGCCTCGGGGCCAGGTGCTAATCATCGACAGTAAGGGTACTCGCCCGTACTAACTGCATAGCGTCCTTCAGGTCACCGCGCAGTTGTTCCAAAGCATCTTGCTGGGCCTGTAAGCGCAGATACGCCTCCAGCGCAAATTTTGCTAAGTTTTCATTTGACCAGGCGGCGAAATTTGGTGTGTTTTGCATTTGGTTTAGGACAGTCTTTGGGTGGAACGATAACGCACCATACGGCTTGTGCTGGCGCTTGGTGTTGGGCTTTTGTCCAGCTACCAATGTAAGAATCTGGCATATTACGGAGCGCCGCATAAATTGAATCAGTCTTGCGGTCTAATTGTTCGGCTAAGTCCAATACAGTCATGCCGTCACGATGCCGACGCAACAAGCGCCGGATGTGGGGGTGGTTAGCGGGGATCAAGAATTGCGCTCCTTGAGTTTGGCTTCTGCCCACAATGCGCCAGCACCAAAACCTCCATCTGTCCAAATTGCGGTTGTTTTTTCATCATCCGTCAACCCTATCCACGGGCGCTGGTACACCTGTGTGTCATCATCATCTAGCTTGTCTTGCGCCGCTGTCTTCTTGCTTTGATAACCTGTCATCATTTCCCCCAAATCGCAATAGCGATCATTGTCAAGCCAACTACCACAAACATCAAAGCAATCAAGCCTTTGACGCTGGCAGCAAGATCATCTATTAAGTCAGGCTCAAGCCCATTGTTTCGATTCATAAACGCCTCGTTGGCTTCTTGAGCGCGTTGCTTGCGGATAGGGCAGTCACGCCCTTGGGTGCAGTTACCAAAATCGTTGCAGCATTCAGTCATTTGTATTCCTTTAAACGTGTGTTTAAACGCTCTATACGGGTCATACTCAGATCGTGGCACGCTTTTGCATACTCGGATGCCGATTCAGCTTCAAGCCTGTCTAAATGGGCTTGCGCCAGTTCGCGGGTGATGACCTCTACTGGCGTCAAGTCGCGGTAGTAGTCCTTCAAAAACTTAATAAATTTCATGGTAATTTAGCCTCTTTTAGTAGTTCAAGTCTCTCCCGCGCGACGCGCAGGGTGTTGTACCGCTGGTGCATACGCTCCAGTATGGATACTCTTTTGAGCGTATTGCGCTCGTTGTTCAGTAAGCCCAGCACTTCCTCTTCGGTCAGTGTGGGCAGACGGTCATTTAGACTTCGCCAAGTATTTTTCAATTCGTGTCTCCAGTTTGATGATCAAGTGAACGCAACGGTCGTGTGACCGCCAAAGAGCGTTCAACTGGCGCTCGCGTATTTTGAGTTCGGCCTTGGCCGCTTTGAGTTGTGCTTTCAATTGATTTAACATAGTTCTTCCATTGCAATATCAGAAATAGCGCGTTTGTCGTGCAGCGCGGCCCAGATGCGTTCGTCCACCGTCTTGTTGGTCAGCATCACGTAGCACCACACGTCATGCCGCTGGCCGCTACGATGCAAGCGCCCGATGGTCTGTTCATACAACTCAAGCGACCAGGGCAGGGACAGGAACACAATCCGGCACCCGCCGTACTGGAGATTGAGCCCGTGGCCTGCTGACTTGGGGTGGACAAGCAGTAACTCGATGGTGCCTGCGTTCCACCGCTCAATTGCCCGGTCGTCGTCAAGTGTCTGAGCATGGGGGTAACGCCGCTTGAGTTCGGCCAGTTCCTCTTGATAGTTGTAAACAATAAGCGTGTTAGCACGTTGGCTTTCCTCAAGTAATTCATGCAGCCGGTCAAACTTGGCAGTGTCAAACCACACTGGCGTCTGTACCGTCACCCACTTGCCAGGTATTTCCGATGGGCTCTGCACCGTGTGATACACAAATCCGCTGGCAAGCTGTTGCAACTTGCCGGTCACCACAGCAGCGTTGATGGCCGTGATGTCTTGCAGCTTGAAATCCTTTTTCATGGTGTCGTAAGGCTTGCGGTCGTACAGATCGCAGCGCACTTCTACCGTATGAAGCGGGGGCAGCTTGTCGCTATACTCACCCGCATCCAAGACAAAAGTGGCAGGCTTTATCACGGCCATTACTTTCTCAAGACTGCCCTTACGCGGCATCCACTCACCAAAGTCTGGGTTGATTAGCACGAAATACTGCTGCTGGAATGCGCCCTTGCTGCGGCCCAACAGGCTCTGGTCCACAATCTTGCACTGGCCGAACACGTCCTCCAAGCCGTTGCTGGTGAACGAGCCGGTCAGCCCCCAGCGAATTTCAATGGGCGCAAGGAATTTCAACAAGTCTTTAAAGCGCTTGCCGGATGGATTCTTGAGCCGCGTCAGTTCGTCGAACACCACCGCATCAAACTTGCCCGTGGGCAGGTTCTCGTAGTTGGTCACCACCACCTGGGCGCTAGATGCAAAGGCCGCAGCCCGCTGCTTGGGCGTGCCCACAGCGACGGCCAGCGTCACACCCGGCGCCCACTTGCGCTGCTCAACCGGCCAGACGCTGGTGGCGACCCGCTTGGGGGCCAACACGAGAAAGCGCTTGACGTGCCCGTCCTTGAGCATGGCCTGCATGGCGGTCAGCGTGATGGCTGTCTTGCCAGCACCCACAGGGGCGAGGATCATCGCCCTGTCGCGCTCGTACAGGAAGTCAGCCGCCTCGTCTTGATAGGGCCGCAAATTCATCGACTTGTTCCTTCGTCCATAGACATACATACTTCTGGTTGAGCCGCGCCATATCGGCGGCAAACAGCTTTTGCAATTCTGATAACCTACCGCCCTTGGTCTTGAGTTCCACAAACCAAGTGCTGCCGTCAGGCAGGCAAGCTATCCTGTCCGCTACGCCCTTGCGCCCTGGTGAGGTGAACTTGTAGGTCTTGCCCCCAAGCCGCTCTACCGCCCAGACAAAATGATTTTCGACATCTTTTTCTTTCATGTCAAGAAGTTTAGCACAAAAAGTTGTGATATAGTTGTGGCTCAATCAACTACAGGAGTCTCTAATGAACGATCCCCGCGACTACTTCGCTGCCCAAGCAATGACTTGGTTTCTTACCGCGCTGAGTGAGGAAAATATGCAGGAAGACCCCGATGAGCCACCGGCGATGTCCCCAGACCTATTGCGCCAGTTTGCTGCTGACCATGCTTACAAGATGGCTGACGCCATGATGAAAGCGAGGGGCGTATGAACCACAGTAACATCGTCGGCGGTAGCACCGCCAAGAGGGTAATCAACTGCCCTGGCTCTGTGGCCTTAGTTGCCAAGATGCCGCCCAAACCCTCAAGCAAGTACGCTGACGAGGGCACGCTCTTACACAACGTCATCGCAGAGATCGTGATGTCCGGCCAAAGTTCTGAGCATTACCTTGGCACCAAGTACGAAGATCAAGTGCTGACCCAAGAACTGATCGACAACAAGCTAAACCCCGCCTTGCGCGCGTTGGACGA